AGAAGCGGAAACTCAAAGCGCGCATCGCAGAGCTTGAGGAAGTAGTCAAGCATGAGCAGATGTGCAATTCCCAAATGCAAATTAAACTAGCCAACTGTGAGATTGGGCGGGCTCACGCATGAGGCGATACGAAACAGTAGAGGACGCCATGAGGCACTTTCTCGTAGCGATCACCATGAACACCGCTAAATACAGGGATTTCAGCCGATGCTACCACGTCGCCGGGCGCAAATGCGTAATTGTCCGGACGATCGGGAAGAAGGTCAACAGGCCCCGGTTCCGGTGGGTTAACGACGCTCCGGCGCAATACGAAGGGGTCGACATAACAGGGTATTTCCACAACTCGTATTTGGTCCCGTTCGCCATCCAGCCCGCGCCGAAGAAGGAAATTGAGGTAGACACACGGCCCGCTCGTATGGAATGCGGCGTTGTGGTCTATGAATCAGACCAAACACATTACGCGCAATTACGCGCCAAACTCGAAAAGAAGGTATTGTTCACATGAGTAACAGCTATGTAATACACAAACGGATTCACGACGCGGCGGGCGACGAGCACGCACTTTGCCCCGTAACAGGCAATGCAATGACCGCGTACGTCTGGGATCGAGTCACCTGCAAGGTCTGTCAACGGATCGGAAGCGAGCTGGACTACAACTCTCGACAGATGCGCGAGGTCGCCCGGTTGCGCCGTGAGAAACGCGCGGAATTTGCAAACGACAAATAACCGCGTATATTCCTATAGGAACAGGAGCAAAAAGTGGCAAGGATAAAAAAAGAGCACAAAGAGTTTCAGTCGCAGATCGAGTCCGCCTTCAGTGGTGACGCTGACGAGCTGGCCGCGATCATTCAGGGCGCGGGCTGGATTCATCCGGACAACGGGATCCGACAGAAAGACATTGACGAGAACATAATCAGCAAACGCACGCTCCTCGATTGGCGAAAGGATGGGCTGGAAACGATCAATATAGGGCGGTCAAAATTCTACCCGATTATGCCGTTTCTTAAATTCGTAATTGATCGGTCGATCAAATCACACAACATGGAGAACGACGAGGTCAAGAAATGGACGCTCACCGAGGCCGAGTTCAAGGCGCGGAAACGGCAACTAGATTTCGAGGTTGAGCAGGGCTTGTACGTCGAGGTCGAGGAGATCAAAAAAGTCTGGTGTCAGCATATCGCGGCGTGCCGGAAGCGCTTGCTTGCTATCCCTCGGGCGATGGCGTCCAGGTTGCAGGGCGAGATGAAGCGGGCGGTTATCGAAAAGGAAATCAAAAGTGAGGTTTATTCCGCGCTCGAGGAGTTGGCGGGACAATGATGGCTAAAATATACCGATCAGACGGAAAAGGAAATTACACCAAAGTCGAAACGCCTATTAATTCGTTTATTTTTGATTTTCCAGATGAACCAGATCAATATTTGGATTTAACTAGCGGATGTATCTCGTTCAAATGCAGATTTTCAGGACTACCGCGTTGCCCTAAATCAAAGAAAAAGCGGGTGGTAAAAAAGTACTTGAAGAAATGGAATAAATTTTGGAGCGTTTCCGAATGAATAACCCGGTCCATTTCGCCATAATTGCCCAATGTCGCGAGATGTGGAAACCCCCGTCTGACCTCAAGACGTCGGAATGGGCCGAGCAGAAGCGGCGGCTTGGCCGGAACTCACCGCAACCGGGGAAATGGCACAACAAAACAACGCCTTATCTCGTCGATATCATGGATTGGGCGGACGATCCTGACTACCACACCGGCGTTTGGATTAAGGCGTCTCGATTGGGCGCGACCGAGGCCATCTTGAACATGGTAGGGAAGAAAGTCGACCTCGACCCTTGCGATATCATGTACGCTCAGACGAGCGATAATGAGGCCCGGAAATTCGTTAAAAAGCTCCTGAACCCCGCGATTGAAGCGACCCCCGTTCTGAAACAGAAAATCAGCGATACCAAGAGCCGCGACGAGGACGCTTCAACGCTGATGATGAAGCTCTTTCCGGGAGGTTCGTTTAACATCGTCGGAGGGTCGTCCGCGAAGCCGTTCCGTATGGTCGCGGTCCCTTTCGTAATCGGTGACGACATCGACGGGATGCCGGACGACGTAGACGGGGAGGGCGACCCGGTCGAATTACTGATTTCCCGCGCCAAGAATTTCTGGAACCGCAAAATATTTCTCGCCAGCACTACAACGATCAAAGGTCAATCTCGTATAGACAACTGGTTCGAAAAATCCGACAAGCGATATTTTTATGTAGACTGTCAGAAATGCGGCGAGGCTCAACGGCTCGTATGGCATCAGATGAAATGGAAGGGGGACGACCCGGACACAGCCTATTATGAGTGCGAATATTGCGGATTCCACCACAAAGACTCGAAACACAAACGGAGTATGCTCGCGTCGGGCCGATGGCGTGCGACCGCGAAAAGTAACGGAATCGCCGGGTTCCATCTCAGCCGAATGTATTCCCCATTCATCCCTTGGGAGGAGATGGTTTCAGACTGGCTGAAGGTCCAAGGCAAGCCGAGAGAACTCAAGGTATTCGTGAACCACGCTCTAGCCGAGGCGTGGGAAGAGGAGTCTGTAATCGAGCTGGATTACGAATACCTATACAAGAACCGCCGCCAGGAGTATCCACAGGATGATAGGGGCGTCCAGCTTGTACCGGAAGGCGTTCTGTGCGTTACGGCGGGCGTTGACGTCCAGCACGATCGATTTGAAATGGAATATGTGGGATGGGGGCTAAACGGACAATCTTGGGGCCTTGGATATCACACTCTACATTGCGACACGTCTATTACGAGCAATTACGAGCGCTTTTTAGATCCACTCTGGGACAGAACATTTCTACTCGAGTCGGGAATCAATTTGCGGCTTGTCGCGGCGTGCATTGACTCAGGCGATGGTGCCCGGACGACTGAGGTATATAAATACTGTTACTCCCGGTTCGACAGAGGCATATACGCGATTAAAGGGCGCCCAGGGGCGGGCCTACCGATCATAGCGAGCGCGAACAAGATTAAAATCGACGACCTGACCCGAGAGGGCGACGAAATGACTATCCGACTTTTCGGATTGGGCGTTGACTCGGCGAAATCGGCCATCTTTTCACACTTGAAAATAGACAAAATCGGGCCGGGATACCAGCATTTCCCGAACGAATACACCGAGAAATACTTTCAAATGCTGACCGCTGAAAAGTCGGTATTGCGGAAGGTCAACGGCAAAATGCGGCGACGGTTCGAACAGATCCGCGACAGGAACGAGGCGCTCGATATCCGGGTATACGCGACCGCGGCACTTGAGATATCCGGGGCTGATTTGGAGTTTTGCAGGCAGGCGATTGAACGCGCAACATACGAACAAGAGAATGGAGGTCCACAGGAAACAGAGAAGGAAAATTCCCGAGTAATTTCGAAAGGATTCACCCCGTAAACAAAAGGAAATAGAAATGGCAGGAATAACACTAGAGCAGGCAGAGGCCCGGCTCGCCGGATCGTTGGAGCTGGCAGAGAAACTCGAAAACGGTCAGGAGGTCCGCCGCGGCGATCGCGTCCTAAAATATTCGGACTTGAAAGACGTTCGTGAGACTATCGACTATTGGGAGGCTAAGGTAAACACGCTTTCCAAGGGCGACGGTTCCGGCGACATAATTCCCCGGTCAATCATACCGATCGACTAATAGAGGGGCGTCTATGCAGGTCAAAAACGAAGACGTCCTAAACGGACTGGCGGAGATTGCGCGGTATCTCGACATAACCCCGCGTACCGTTCTAAATTGGGAGGCTAACCACGATTTGCCGTTGATCCGACCTGTCAAGCGCGGCAAGGTCTATGCGAGCAAATCAAAAATTGAGACGTGGCGCCTTCGATCGGATTAACCCCCGACCCGGCACACGGCCCGAGCCTATTTAAGGTTCGGGCTTTTTTTGTGCTCTAATTTCCTGAAATGGTCTGTTAAATCGTGTTTCCTTGCCACTATTTGCTGAAATAGCGTGAAAGAACACGATTTTAATAGAAATCTATTGTTTGCTATTGATACGTGTTGAAAATGCTATTTTCGTCTATTGATTTGGTCCATATGCTTCCATATAGTATCACCAAACCAAAAAAGGATCATTTGATGCACCAAGAGCTCAAGAAAGCCATTACAAACGCAAACGCCGCCAATAATGGATTCGTGGACCGAGTAGCAACTAAGATAGCTCCAAAATGGGCCGCGAGCCGGGCACAATCCAGGGTCGATCGCTACCATTCCACAATGAGACTAGCGGCAATGACCGCGGCGTCGGGTGGATGGAAGGGCGCGAGCAAATCCCGCAACTCCACGAAGGGCTGGACGACCTACACGAACGACCCCGATTCCCAGAACAGCGGCGACATTCAAGTGTTGCGCGATCGGTCCCGCGACCAAGCACGAAACAACCCTATGGCCGCTGGAGCGCTCCTGAACGTCAAGACCTATGTCGTAGGCGACCGCGGCCCGAAGCTGAACGCACAGATTGACGGGGAATTTCTCGGGATGGACGAAAGCGCCACCGAGGACCGCGAAAAAACGATTCAACGGGAATGGGACTTATATTTTAACAACTGCGAATTTGATTTAGACCGGGAGTTATGCGGCCCGGATTTCCTGACCCAAGTGGTCTACAACTGGTTTTCCTCCGGAGATGTGTTTACAGTCCGAGCCTACAAAAAACGCACTGGTTCCCCCTACGGAACTAAATTACAAAACATCGAGGCCGATCTTTGCACTAACCCGGATTATATAGCGGACGGGGAGACTCCCAGCGCGGACACGTATGCAGGCGTCACCGGTCCCGTATATTCAGGCATTGAAAAGGATCCTGTCACGAACGCGCCGGTTGCGTACTATTTCAAGAATAAATTTTCTGGCTCGAGCAACCGCGACGAGATCAAATGGACCCGAGTCCCGGCGTTCGACCGTAGGGGCCGGAAAAACGTTATCCACATGCACATTAAAGACCGCCCGAAACAGTCTCGCGGCGTGCCCTACTTTGCACCGATCCTCGAACCGTTGAAGCAACTGGAACGCTACACCGACGCGGAATTGATGGCCGCCGTGACATCTGGCCTCTTTTCCGTGTTTGTTACCTCTCCAGAGGGTCGCTCGATGTCGCCTATCGCCGGTTCAAATCAGACCGAATCGAAAGACGACGCGATCGAGATGGGGTATGGAAATGTAGTAGGGCTCAAGAGCGGCGAGACGATTGAATCGACGTCACCCGGACGACCAAACCCGAATTTCGATCCATTCTTTGATTCCATCGTTAAACAGATCGGCGTTGCCTTGGGTCAGCCCTCCGAGATCCTGTTAAAGGCGTTCCAATCGTCCTATTCAGCATCCAGAGCGGCAATGCTCGAGGCGTGGCGCTTCTTTGATTCAATCCGCGGAATGGTCAACCGGAATTGGCTTGAATACGTTTACGAGAATTTTTATGAAGAGGCCGTGGCGCTCCAGCGGATTCCGGCCCCCGGTTATATCCGCGGAGATGAGACAATCCGCCGCGCTTGGCGCAACCGTCTATGGGTATGGCCAGCGAAGGGGATGATCAGGCCAGAGGTCGAGATCAAAGCAATCACTCAATCCAAAGACGCCGGATTTACGACCATGGAAGAGGCCACCGCTCAGGTTAACGGCGGCGACTATAATAGCAATTATCCACAGCGTTTGAAAGAGGCTAAGAAAGAGCGCGATATAAAAGACATAACCGAACCGGAGACTACCACGAATGACACGATCTAAAATATCAGCGTTCGACGCTTGCCGCCGCGATCCTTGGGCGATCATGCCCGAGTCACTCGAAAACATTCTGACGATCACGCACAAACATTTAACCGGCGACGATATCGACCTGGACGCAGTTTCCGCAAAATTGGGGCGTCCTCTGGAAAATACACGAACGGTCGAAGTCCGCGATGGGGTTGCAGTTATCCCGGTTTCCGGCCCTATTTTTCGGATGGCGTCCCTATTTACCGAGATATCCGGCGCAACGTCGATTGAGACACTTTCGACCGATTTCGCCGAGGCACTCGATAACCCGAGCGTTAAATCTATCGTGTTTGACGTGGACTCGCCCGGCGGACAGGTTGCAGGCGTCCAAGAGTTCGCGGCAATGATCTACGAGGCCCGCGGACGGAAGCCGATGGCGACCTACTGTGGAGATCTAATGGCAAGCGCGGCGCTATGGATCGGAACGGCGACCGGGAATGTTATTGCGGCACATACCGCTCGCATTGGGTCTATAGGCGTCGTTGCATCGTTCGACGATAATCGCGAAGCAAAGCGGGCCGTTGGCGTTCGTGAGTTCAAATTTATCTCGTCCAAATCACCGCGGAAACAGCCTGACCCGGCGACCAAGGAAGGCGCGAAGGACATTCAATCAATGGTCGACCAGCTCGCGGACATATTTATCGCTGATATCGCACGAAACCGCGGCGTTGGAGTTGATACGGTCGAGTCGAGTTTCGGACAAGGTTCCGTGATGCTCGCGGAGCAAGCCCACTCAGTCGGATTGATTGACGGGATTTCGACATTCGAGGGCGTTATATCAGATTTTGCACACACACAAACCGCTCGCGCTTCTGAAGGGATTGAAGCGGGGGAAACCAAAAACAAGGAGAAATCCCAAATGGAAGAAACAACGAAGGTTGAACCGAAAGCCGAGCCAAAAGCGCTCGTGATTGATCGGGAATACTTGAACGCGAACCATGCTGACTTGGTCGACACGATCAAAGCAGAGGGCGCAGAAAGCGAGCGGGGCCGAATCATCGCCATCGAAGACGCGGCAATCCCGGGTCACGACGACATTGTAAGCGCCGCAAAAGCCGACGGGACAACCACCGCCGCTGACATGGCGTTGCAGATCCTCGGCGCACAGAAAACCGCCAACAAGCACACGCTCGAATCTATCGAGGCAGACGCCCCCGCCCCTGTCAAACAGGACGAAGCGCCCGCCACGACCAGCAAGCCTAAAGCCAAGGCCAACACGGTTGAAGCGGAATGGGAAGCACTGGCCGAGGACGAACGCGACGGTTTTATCGGAGGTTTTGAAGCCTTCAAGATCGCCGTAGAAGCCGAGAAATCCGGCCAAGTCAAGGTCCTATAGGGAGGCGGTGAACCATGCCAAATCTTGAACAATCAAAAGCGAAACTCGCCGAGTATAAGAACGCGAAAATCGAGCTCAAGGCTGGAAAATGCCTTATTCTCGATGGCGTCGAGCTTTCCCCGTCCATGGGCGAAAACGACACCGAAAGCGATCTTACAAGCGTATCGCGTATGATTGCTCGCCTTGAACAACAGGTCAGGGGAGCAGAGAGCCAGAGGCTCCGAAAAGGAATCGAGGTCGAGGGCGCAGACGGAACCAAACTGATTGGTTTTGCTGTAGGCGTTCCCGGCATTGCAACCGATTTGGGACTAACCGGAGCGGACCTGAAAAAGGTCGTTCCAACTGGTTCACAAGGCAAAATCTCTAAGCGCGATATTCGCGTTTTCGCCCGCGCCAAGGCATCCGGAACGATCAATGAATATGTTGAGAAGGCCGAAGCCAAACGCACAGGCAAGAACGTGACGATTTCCAAGCCCAAGCCGCCGGCGACCGACGAAGCCCCGAAACCGGAGGCTCCCAAACCGCCGAAGAAGGGCCGTGGACGTCCGCGCAAAGATTCGCCAAAAAACATTAATCCACTTGCAAAATAAGGTATAAAAATGACTACACTTGCAAAAGCACAGATGCGCGATTACGAAATCGGCACTCAGAATGAGTTGCCCGTTATCGCATCCGATATCATTTATCAAGGCGCCGCCGTTGGCGACAACGCCCTCGGTTATGTTCGCCCGCTCGTAGCTGGCGATGCCTTCCGCGGTTTCGCCATTGAAGACACCGACAACTCCACCGGCGCCGCTGGCGACAAAAAATCCAAACTCTACACCGAAGGCAAAGTTGTTTTAACCGTCGTCGGTGCAAGCGCTGTTACTGACGTTGGCAGCAGCGTATACGCCACCGACGACAACACGTTCACCCTGGCGCCTTCCACCCCCGCTTCCTATATCGGAACAGTGTTTCGTTGGGTATCAAGCACTACCTGTATTGTAAAGCTCAAGGGCGAAGAAACGCTCGGCGCAGTTCTTACGAAAACGGTTGCTCTGACTACCACCGAGGTAAAAGCGTTGTTTGCCAGTCCTGCCGAACTCGTAGCGGCTCCGGGCGCTGGAAAGGTCATTGACCTCATCTCCGCCGTACTGTTCTTGGACTACGCCTCGGCAACCTACGACACCCAGGGCGTGTTGACAATCCAGACCGGCACGACCGGAACGGCTCAGAGCGACGCAATCGCCGCCGCCGCGTTCCTGTTCAAGACCGCTGACCAGTTCACCGGCGTACAGGTTCTTTCCGCCGAGCGCACGCTCGACGCGAACGAAAGTCTTGTACTGTCTTGCGGTACCGCTAACCCGGCCACCGGCGACAGTCCCGTAACCGTCAAAGTGTCCTATCGGGTACTTGATTTCAGCTAATCGGCTGAATTGACCAAAACGCCATAACAAAAAGGAAAATTCCAAAATGGCTTACAAATATATTACCTCCCGCGAAGTTATCGGTATGTTCTTCGAGCGCTTGCGCCAAGACGTTGGGCTTGGATGGATTCCAATCGTTTCCATGCTGTTCCAGAGCGATCAAGACTCGGAAAAATACCCTTGGTTGGGTATGGTTCCGATGATGCGCGAATGGGTCGGCGGACGTCACGCCAAGACCCTGCCTGAAGAGATCATCACGATCGAAAACCTTCATTTCGAAGGGACTCTCGAGTTCCTCCTGAAGGATATCCGTCGCGACAAAACGACTCAGGTTCGCGCACGCATCAACGAACTCGCTGACCGCGCAAACGCTCACTGGGCGTACCTGCTCAGTAACCTCATTGTAAACGGACACACAGACGCCTACGGATTGGCTTACGATGGTCAGTACTTTTTTGACACTGACCATGTAACCGGCGAGTCGGGATCGCAGAGCAACGATACAACCGTTGATATATCTGCTATCCCTCTCTCTAACCACGGTTCCACAACTGCTCCGAGCGCTGGTGAAATGTCCTCTGCTATCCTGACTACGATTCAACAGATCATCGGGTTTAAGGACGACCAGGGTCAGCCAATGAACGAACTCGCTCGTAGTTTCGGC